ATCATTTGAATAAGGCCGAAGCCATAAAAGCCCAAGCCCGGAAGATATTTATAGTGTATAAAATAAGTTCTTTTTCTTCTTAATGAATCTTCTTCTTTCCAATTACGTCTTATAGATAAAACTTTTTGTGAATCTAAATCTATTGTAACAATATATGGTAAAGCTAATTCGTTTTTATCTTCACCTAAATCTAAATTAGTATGTACTTCTAATACTGTATGTATTTTATCTGCCATACTAGGTGTCATACCTTCTAATCTTTGTAAAGTTTGATCAACCGTATCTCCGTCATTAGAACCTGGAGAACTTTCTGAAGAACTTAACGGTATGTCTTTGTAATAACCAGATACTTGATGTTTTCTAATATCATTTCTAGTTAATTTCATGACTTGAGTATATCTTTCTGCTGTTTCTAAATCTGTATTTTCCATTGATATTACAAATTCTTCTGCTGGTACAAATTTTGAACAAATTCTATCTAAGGTATTATCAAAATAAACTTTTTTAAAAGCACTACCAGCAAGTGCTAAATAAAATAACATTTGATCTAATTCATTAAAGTAATCTGGTATCTCTTGTGTAATTTGAAAGTTCATAAAGTCTTGAACTCTTTGAGATTGTTCTAATTTTTTATCAGAAACTTTTCCTATAACTTGTGTTTTAACTGGACCACCTGCGGGAAAAATTTCAGCAATAGCTCTAGCTTGAAACTGTGTTGCTGCTTCTGCAAGTAATGGATGATGAACACCTGAAGCTCCCGGAAATGGATCTTGTCTATCTTCGACAACTACACCTAACATTCTTAAACCTTTCGAATATTGGTCTTCCCAATTTTTACGAGAGCTTTTATCATCTTCATAAGCTCGTACTAATTCTTTTCCTATAAGATTAATTTCTTGTTCAGGTAATTCTTCAGCTAAATTAGAATAGTGATTACTTTCAAACGCTTCTTCTTCTTTTTCAGTTTGATCTTGATCAACATCTACATTTACTTTTTCACCATTTTCATTGGTGAACTGTAATTTTTTTTTATCTAATTCAACTTCCATTATTTAACTTTTTGCAGTTTTAGCAGACGCCTTTAATGCTTTAGCAGAAACAGTTCCTTTACCAGGTCTACTGGTGCCAGCTTTTTTCCTTTTGTTCATATTATAATACAAACCTTTTTTAGCAACTCGACCGCTTTTAGTTTTGTGATAACCTTTTTTCATAAGTTTCCCAAATCCTTCTCTGTTAATCACTTACTATTTTTTTTTAAAACCGTAAGTGCCTTTTGGTTTACGTGTAGCTTTCGCTACTTTTCTTCGACCAGCCATAGACATTTTTTTACCAGATTGTTTTCCTCTAGTCATTCCTAACTGTTCGTCTTTTCTTGCATTGTATCCTTGTTTTTTCATAGCAGTATACCTCCTGGTTCATACCATACTTTCCTATTAAGAGATATAAAACAAAAATATGGATTATTCTAGTATTAATTTTTTAATACTTTTGCTACCATCTATGTTTGATTCTAACTCTGCTTTTGACTTAATACACTGGTATTCAATGTTATTATTCTTGTTTGTTCTCATTGCAATTCTTTTGCCTTTAAGGCAATCGGACATAGATGTTTGAATTCTGTGTTCTTTAATCTCTCCATTAACAATCATAAGTAAAGCTATAATCAATTCCATTAATGAGCTCCATTACCATTAGCTCTTACTTTGTCTTTTAATTCTTCGACATCAGCTAGTGCTTTTTCTAATTGTGCTTTTAAAAATTCTATATTAACTTTGTTAGTCATGTTTTGTTCTTGAGTTATTTCTAACTTTTCTGTTGTTTTATATAAATCTTCTATCAACATGTATTGTTCTTGATCAGTAGGAAGTTGTTCTGATTTTTTAAGAAGATCAGCTTGAAATAATTCTCTAGAAGTTTCTAAACTTGTTAACCTTGATGTAACTTCTGTATATGCAAATACGCCCATAGCAACTCCTGCTACTATTGCTAACATATTTTTTACTGGCATACTTACAGAAGTGTTTTCAGATATTTTCATTTAGGTTCCGGTAATTTAAAATCTTTTGGTGGTAACATTATATTTTTTGTACCCATAAAAGTTCTATCTTTGTTTTCTGGTTTATCTTTATACTCATCAGTTAAATCATCCCAAGCACTACCTTCTGGTCGTTCTTGTTTTTCATCATTTATAACTATACCAGAACATTTCATAACTAACAGATGAAAATTAGGATTATACTTTAATGTAGGATTTCTATTAACTTTTCCGCACATTTTCATAAGCTCTAATTGTTGTTTAAGCTCCATATTTTCTTGTTGTAGATTTTTAAATCTATCTGTACAAGCTGATCCTAAATATTTTCTGTAAGTTAATCTTATACTTCGATCATCATTAAAATTGTCATAATCATTAGAAGGACTGTAACTCCTATGATTATAGTCGGAATCTCTTTGTTCCACGGAGACATCAAAAGATCCAGTACTACAAGTGTTAGTACTGTCATTAAGATATTCATTTCTAGGATAAGCTGGTTTTACAAAACACAATACAACAAACAAAATAACTAACATTCCTGTAAAGTAATAATTCATCTTGCTGCACTCCATTCATAAATCCTTAATTATTTAAATCTCTATTAATATCTTTTATATCGTAAGTATGTTCTCTAACTTGATCAGCTAAAGTTCTATATAAATTTTCTGCCATCTGCCATGTTGCTTCAGCAGAAGATAGTCTTGTGTTAATATCTGTAATATTTTTTTCTGCTTGTTTTAAATCTCGTTGTAAATTAGTAATAGCTAATTGATTAGAATCAATAGTGTCTGTAAGATTAACAATATATCTAACACCAGTAAATGTTCCTACTATAACTGACGCAACTACTGGAACCATTACAATATTTTTTTTAAGTAAGTCTACAAGATTCATATTTTCCTATTTTTAGGAAAACAATATATAACAAAAGTTATTAGGCGTCTAGCACTTCCATCTACGTCTAGCTTGTCTTATTCTAGAATTTGGATCATTTCTTGTTTTAGCAGAGCTTCTTTTTAATTGACCTAGTGATCTCGCACAATAAGACTTTCTACGTTTTGCTGCTTTACTACCAGGTTTAACTTTACCAGTAACTGCTGTTTTTAATTTAGAGCCTGGATTTTTTCTTCTGTAAGCAGCGACACCTTTACGTGTCATTCCCGCTCCTGATTCTGTTTTTCTATAATTACCACCTTTACCAGTAGTTTTTCTTATTGGAGTTTCTCTACGTCTTTTAGGTCTGATTCTGGTTCTGGCCATATGGATTTAATCCTTCTTGTGCATCAAGTAATCCTGTGTATTCTTGATTAGTAATTGGTTGTTGCGATGTATTTCCTAAATCTGGTATTTCTGTAGGTTGAGGTGCACCGTAAGTCATATAATCTATAATAGGTTGTTCTTCTTGTTCTTTAAAATTACTTAAAGCACTTCCTGAAAAATTCATAGGTGGCATAGCTGGTGTTTGAGTATTAGTTTGTGCAGCTACATTTTGAGAAAAGAAATTATTAAAATCTGCTATATCTTGAGAAATAGTTGTATTAAAATTTATAGGAGTACTAGGTTTGTCAAAATCCCATTGAAACATATTATCTTCCTTGTCCTTTGTAACGTGTTTGTTTTTTTTTGACGTTTCTCTTGTTTGTTTTTATTTTTTTTATGTGCTCCGGGGCCTCGTTTTTTTGGCTTAGCTCTTGGTATGAAGTGTGTGAACTTCTGCTTAGCCATTAATCTTTCATTTTATTTTTTTTCCAATCTTTTTTACTTAAAACATCGGACATTTTTTTATTTTTTAAAGAAGATTTTGCAATGTTACCACCTTTATCTTGTAATTTTTTAAGTAGTAATTTATCATCAATTTTAATTATTTTAGCATCAGCTACTTCAATTGTTTCGCCTTCATCATTAAAAGTCTTTTCAGCTTTAGTTGCTACAAAATCATCATCTCTATTTTTTGACATATTTTTTAACCTTTTTATTTTTCTTTTTCTTTTTTCTTAATAAAGCGAAATCGGCACCTGTTAATTTGCCATCTTTATTTTTATCTAGTTTTTTTCTTTTTCCTTTTAACACTTTTTTTAACCTTTCTTTTTTTAGGCGCTGACATTCTAGAGTTTTGTAATCTACCTTCTCCTGAACCTGCGCCAGCTGTCATTCTCATTTAAGCATCTCTCTTTAAATCTTTAATCATTTTTAAATTATTAGTAGAATAAGAATTAGTACCTGATTCTTTAGTATCATAAACAGCTTCATCTTCGCCTTTGTGAGTAGGACCTTCTGCTTTTTTACTAAATACTTTTTTTATTTTTTTAATAACTAAATCTTTATGTTTTAAAGGTCCATAAGATGTATCCTTTGACATAATTAACCTCTTTTAATTTTTTTTATATAAGCAGCATTATCAGAATGAAAACTAGAGTTTCCTTTAGTTTTATCTTGAATAGTATTTGCTGCAGATGGATCTTGATGTGGTGGATGTGCTTCAGGTGTAAAACCTGCTGCAGCTCCACTTGAATTATACTGAACAGAAGTTCTAGTAGTTTTCGCTGTATTTTTCATTAATATATTCCTCCAGTTATTTTTATACTTCCAACAAAATTTTCCATTTCGTTTTCTCGTCTAGTTTGTTCTTTTACTACTTCATCACCTGGATCTTGCATAGCTTTTTTAATCATAGCAGCTGGCTCGATAGCAGATGGAAACTTTTCGTAAAATCTTGCATTAGATTTTTTAACATCTTCAACTGAATAGTTTTTAGTGTTATGA